GGAGTGCCACGAGAACGTGCGCGGACGGTGGAGAACGGCATCGAGGTTCTCATGGCCCGTACTCGCAAGGAATCAACCGCACTGGAGCAGCGCATCCTCGCGCTGGAGGCGGCGTTGCAGGCCGTGAAAGAATCCGCGATCACGTTGATTGCCGGCGTCCATGCCTGTAACGACTCGCGCGAACTTCTGCGAGCGGGGTCCGCACTGATGAACACCATCGATGCTGCCCGCGCCCTCCTGCACGACAGCCAAGAGGAGAAGGGATGATTATCATGGACCCGCGAGTACCGTTTGATCGGAACAAAGACGAGCTGCGTTCGTGCCCGGATTGCCCGGATGGATACGTCTGGACAGAAAGAGGGCCGACCGATAAAGAGTGTCCGACCTGTAAAGGATATGCGGTCGTGAAGGTTGAGCCCAAGCACGAGGAGAGCGGTAATGGATGAAATCGACGCCGCTATCGCCGCTCAAGACGCCCACAACCACGAAAGGACAAACAATGACCCTTCTATCCCGTCCGATTGACATCAACCTCACCATCGACTCGATCGGTTTCGAATACTCCACCACCGCCGAAGTCGTTGTCCTTCATCAACGCGCGCATCGCGGGGCGACGGACGGTGGACTGAAAATCGAACCCGACGAACCCGAATCGTACGAACTCATGAGCATTTTCCTCGCGGAAGGTCCGATGAAAGTCGACCTTCTTCCTCTCCTCAACGATCGTGAAATGGAGAAACTTCTATCGATAGTAACCAAGCGCATCAAAGACGACAACGAAGCAGCACTTATCGAACATCACATGCAACGTCACATTAAAGAGGACTGAAATGAAACGCACAATCGCACTAGCTATATCGCTCGTGTTTACCACTCCCGTTTTCGCTGGTGGTGAGGCCAGCCCTCACATGCGAAAGCACTTCGGCCCGACGCAGAATTCGTTCTCGGCTTCCACAAGCAAGGCTACATCGCTTGCGGCAGCTGGCGCCGTGGCCAATCCGACTGCGATATTGAATTCTACCGGCGGTTCGACGACGTTCAACAGCACGAACAAAACGAACGCATATTCATACACGAAATCGGCCCTTACAACCTCGCAAGGACTCTGCCCGCTTCTGGGCAGTGTGGATCTGTTCATCGTGTCCGGTACATACGAGATCTCCAAATGCGCGATGTGGCGGGACGTCGAGTTGATGACGTCGGTAAAAGACGCGCAGAACAAGCAGGTGTTTTCGCTGGAATCTGTGATGAACCGAATCTGTCAGGAACAGTCAATCGCGGAGGTTTCTTCGGAGTGTACGAACCGCACTATCTCGCGACAATAACCGCTTGGGCGGAGCTAACGGGGTGGATGCTACTGGAAACTCTCGGCATCCTCTTTTTCGGCGGAATTGTAGCGTGGGGAGTTTGGCAACTATGGCGGAAATAGAAAAGCTGATGGAGCAAGTACGAGCGGCTCAACTGGAGCAGGACGTACGCGATCTCTTCGCGCCGGGACACGTCGTACCCGTGAACCTCAATACCACAACGATTCTGCTTCAAATCATTCGCGATTTGCACAGGGAGAATAACAAACTGAAAGGACGTACCGATGAACGTTTTCAGATCGACTACACTCCGAAGGTGGGTAAAGCGACACGCAGTATTGCTAGTGTTGCCGATTACGACCGCCTGTTCCGCCCCACTGGTAGGCCCGTCCGAAGAACGGCAAGTTCAGTTGCACTGGAAGACGATTGGCTTCTTCGAGCTGCAAAAGCGGTGTGGCGGAAGCTCACCTTTAGAGGTCGGCACAGCAGTAAGGCGGCAAATGTTAGCGTGCGCGGTGAGGCAGAATGACCGCTGCACGATCTACACCGCCACAACCGTCTGGCCCGAAGTACTGGGCCACGAAGTGCTGCACTGCTTCGGCTGGTCGCACGGCGTGCAGTACATTCCAACCGCACCTACAAGGGTGTTCTAATGGCCACGCGCGCTTCGCACTTGCCTTGCCCGTATTGTCGGCACGTCAAAACGCTCGTCAAGTACATCGGGGCGAAAGTGTCACGCGCAGGGCTGAAACGCAGGAGGCAATGCGACAGGTGCAAAAAGACTTTCACAACTGTCGAGCGGTTTGACTTCAGCCGCAAGAACGACTTACCTTAAGGAACTAAAATGCCTGGACTTAAAGTTCTAATCGAAGGACCCGGTGGGGTAGGGAAGACGTATTCTCTCCGTACACTCGTCGGCACTAGCGTTAAACCTTTCGTCGTCTTTCTCGAACAAGGAGAAGACGCCCTAGGCGACGTTGGGGGCGACGATCTCGTGCGGAAGTACCACCGTCCCGTTCCACTCAACTGGGACAAGATGGCGAGCATGGCGCGGAACGTGAATCAGTTCACGTACGAAATGCTCACCAAGATGGCGCCTAGCGACAAGGCGCAGAATCAACAATTCATCAACCTCGTCATGCTCATGGCGAACTTCACGGACAACGACGGTAAGGAATACGGCGCCGTCGACTCGTGGGGAACTGACCGTTGCCTTGTACTCGACGGTCTTACCGGCCTTACCCGTACCGTTATCCGTAACACTATCGGCACTAAGCCCACAATGGCACCACCGGAATACGGCGTGGGACAGAATCAGTTGGAGAACTTTCTGCTCATGCTGACGAACTTGAACTGCCATTTCGTTTTAATCGCACACATCGAACGCGAGACGGACCAGATCACGGGCGGCACACATATTACCGTCTCGTCTCTCGGCAAGGCACTACCGCCGAAGATACCGCCCATGTTCGGAGAAGTGGTTTACGCCCGACGGGAAGGCGCGAGTTTCTACTGGTCAACGGAATCGATGGGCGTGGACACGAAGCAACGGCTACTTCCAATTAGCCCGCGACTAGAGCCGTCGTTCAAGCCACTCGTCGAAGCTTGGGTGAAGAGCGGAAATACGATCGAGCCGACGCCATGAGCGAACTTCTACGTCGACACGCGTGGATGGAGAACATCCGTATCCTCGTTGAAGACTCGGACGCCAAGAACATCACCATCGCAACGTACGCGGCACCGAAGATGTGGGCAAAGGGAAGTGTCGTCGCCGGGCTGCTTCAGCTGATTACCGTGCGGCGTCCTGACGACGTTACCATCCTCATCGGACTTCCCCGAGAGGATACGGAGGATTTTTCATGGTATCTCACTGGCGTATTTGAACTGGCCGACAAGTGGAAGCGTATCGACTGGCGCATCCGCATCGGCTCACATGAAAAGTTCGTCTACGCCACTATCGGTCGGAGCATCTTCGGGATGGTTGGGAGTGTCAACTTCACCGACTCGATGTTCGAAGACTTAGGACTATACGTCCAGAAAGGATTGAACAAATCATTTGAAACCCACGTTCGAAGACAATTGCTTCTATCAAAGAAGCTTAATCGTTTTCTCGATCCGCGACGCGCTCTGCCAAACGACTGGAAGAGTACCGTCATGGTACCGGTAGCACCGTCGGAACCTACCGGTGAGTAACCATCCGACATTCAAACAGGAACCTTAACATGTCCGAAACGATTTTCAATCCAGACACATTTTTGAACATGCAAGTCACGGGCGCGTTGGACACGCAGCGCATTCCCATCCCCGCGCACGACTACGTTGCCGTCATCGACGACATCAAGCCGCGCAAGGCGAAGGACAGTGCGATTCTCGACGTTCTCTGGCTCGTCGACGGTGGAACGATGACACCAGAGGGGAAAACCGTGCAGCAGGTTACTGGGCTACCGAAGAACGTCGCGAGACAATCGATCTTCCTCGACCTCACGCCGGAAGGTGGGCTCGACCTGTCAAAAGGGAAGAACGTTCCGCTGGGCCAGTTGCGTGACGCGCTTGGGCAGAACGATCCGTCGAAGTCGTGGTCGCCCGGAATGCTGAAAGGGCAAGTTGCAAAGATCACGATCAAACATCGCATGGCTGACGACGGTAGTGGGCAGATGTACACCGACGTCCGCGGCGTGACGAAGACGGAGTAACAGATGGAAATGCTCCCCATTGGTGTAGTAAAAGTACCCGCGGACCGGATACGGCGCGAGTTCGACCAAGCTGCGCTGGACGATTTGGAGAAATCCATTCGGCAGGTCGGCATAATCAACCCGCCAACCGTGCGGAAGGTTAACGGTGACTTTATACTCTCCACTGGGGAGCGCCGTCTGCGTGCAATGAGAGCAATCGTAGCGATGGGCGATAGGGTTAAGCTCACGGGCGGAACGCTACTCCCTCTTGATCACATACCCGTAGTCCTCCACGAAGAACTTGCGCCCGATGAGTTAATCCAAGTCGAACTCGAAGAAAACGTTCTTCGCCGGGACTTAACGTGGCAAGAACGAACGAAAGGATATTCAGACCTCCATGCGCTCCGCACGATCCAAGCCGAAAGTCAGGGAGGAGTTCAGACAATTAAGAACACCGCGGAGGAAATACTCGGCAAAGAGCCCACTGGCGAGTTTCAGCGGACTGTTTCGCAGGCTCTCGTGTTGGCTAAGCACCTTGACAACCCGATCATTGCGAATGCGAAGAACGAAAAAGAAGCGTTGAACCTTCTTAAGAAGGACATGGAACGCACATTCATCGCAGAACTCGGTGAGCTTGCGCCGAAAGAAGTGTCGCGGCATACACTAATCCACGGCAACGCAGCAGAAGTGTTACTAACCTTCGAAGATAATACGTTCGACGTCATCCTCACCGATCCGCCTTACGGCGTAGGTGCCGACAATTGGATGCCCCAGAGCGGGAGCAATAGCGGAGTGCGGCATTTCTACGAAGACTCCTTCGACGTAGTCGATAAACTCCTAGACGCGGTCATTCCGCAATGGACGCGAGTCGCGAAAGAGAACGCGCACTTGTACATGTTCTGCGACATTCGCCTGTGGAAGCACTGGGCGATTAAGCTAGAGGACGACTGGCGCGTTTGGCCTGTCCCGTTGATCTGGTCGAAGAACGGCCGGGGCAACATAATCGGCGCGGTCGACGGACCGAGACGTACATACGAAGCCATCCTCTACGCGCGCAGAGGCGAGAAGTTAGTCCAACGCGTAGGCGCCGACGTACTCGAACATACACCAGTATCGAATTCAAAGCACGCTGCACAGAAGCCTGTGAGCCTTTACACAGAACTCCTCTCGTGGAGCGCGCTACCTGGGCAACTTGTTCTCGACTCGTTCGCAGGCAGTGGCACGATCTTTCCAGCGAGCAATAAGCTGAACCTTACGGCCACTGCAATCGAGCGGGACAAGGACAACTGCAACGTCGCGTTTAGCCGCATCAACGAGACGTCCGAAACCGAGACCGAAACTATAGACTTTTAAGGAGTGAACAAAATGCCAAGGTACGCAGTTGGACTGTACGACCCGGAAAACGGGGAACTGAACGTTACTCTTGAAGAGGGCGATACGGAAATGGCGGTGGGACTGCGCGTGCTGCTCGCTGCTGGCATTGATCTGGACTTCGACGAAGAGGAGATCGACTGGTCGAACCTCGTCGAAGCTCTTGAGGAGCAGACGGGTTTTCACATTGACTACGTACTAATCCCGTAATGAAACCTTTCCGTCCCGAAGGTCCCCGCAACGCTAAGATCGTCATACTTGGCGAAGCCCTTGGTGAGCAGGAGGAATACTCCGGCCAGCCCTTCGTTGGCGGAAGTGGGCAGGAACTCACGCGTATGCTGGCAGAAGCAGGGATTAAGCGTGAGGAATGCTACATTACAAACGTCCTGTGGGAGCGCCCGCCGGATAATGAATTGGACTATTTCTTCGCAACGACGAAAACCGAAGCGAAGGAGCTTGATTGGAATTGGCATAATAAAAAGTGCATCGCCCCTGCACTTGAATCCCACCTGTTTCGTCTTGACTGTGAGCTCTCTGCGCTAAGACCGAACGTCACTATTGCCTTCGGCAACATTGGCCTTTGGGCCACCACTGGTCAATGGGGCATAACCAACTGGCGTGGAAGTGAACTGGAGTCTCCCTATGGCAAAGTCATCCCGACGTATCACCCAGCGCATATACTCCGTAACTGGGACTTGCGCGCAACTACAGTTCAAGATCTCCGTCGAGCGGCCCGAGAATCCGGGTACGCCGAAGTACGAAGACCCGCATGGCGATTTACTATTCGCCCGTCATTTGGACGAGCTATTGAAGAAATGGAGCGACTCCTTGTACGTCTTCATGCAGGACGTACACCGTTATCCATCGACATCGAAACTCGGGCGGGTCACATTGCATGTATCGGGGTGGCATGGAGTCGAACAGAATCCATCTGCCTCCCGCTCATGTGTATCGAAAGGCCAACAGGCTACTGGACGATCGAAGAGGAAAAAGCGGTAATCTTTAAACTCTACCAAGTCCTCACGCACAAAAACGCCTTTATCATTGGGCAGAATCATTCGTTTGATTTGCAATACATTGGCTACTACTACGGCTTCGACTATGTCGTGGATTTCGATACGATGCACGCGCAGGCGATAGTATTCCCGGGAACCCCACGCAGGCTCGATTACATTTCTTCGATGTACAACGAGCATTACTGTTTCTGGAAGGAAGACGGAAAGCACTGGAACCCATTGATGCCGGAGGAGCAGCTCTGGACGTACAACTGCGAGGACACCTGTCGAACTTTCGAGGATTATGAAGTGCTCGACAAGCTGATCAGCCACTTCAACCTTCGCGCCCAGTTCGAAATGTACCTGCACCGGGTCTACCGCACGTACTTCGGCATGATGTTGCGGGGGATTAAGACGAACGAAGCGCTTCGCGGTGAGATGGATAAAGAACTCTGCGACGCCATCGTTCAGCGGCAGGCGTTTATTACGAAATTAACAAACAAAGAGCTAAACGTCAATAGCCCCGTGCAGATGAAGAACCTTTTCTACGACGCTCTCGGCCAGAAGCGTCGTTTCCATCCGAAGACGAAAAAGGTAACTCTCAATGACCAAGCCCTCGAAGACATTGCAAACAAAGAACCTATCCTCATGCCCCTGTGCGACGCTATCGCTGAAGAACGATCTCTCAAGGTATTTCTTTCCACTTTCGTACGAGCACAGCTTGACCCAGACGGAAGAATGCGTTGCGAATATGACCCAACAGGCGCAGAAACATATCGGTCATCCTCTCGTTCAAACGTTTTCGATCGTGGAGGACCACTCCAAAACATCCCAATGGGCAACCGGTCAACAACAATGGAGATGCCCAATGTGCGACGACGTTTTATTCCAGATACAGATTATCGCATCTGTGAGATCGATCTCGCTGGAGCCGATGCGCAAGTTGTAGCATGGGAAGCGGACGATCCTATTTTAAAACAGATGTTCCGTGATCGCGTGAAGATCCACGCCGAGAACGCGAAAGCACTATTCGGCCCCAACGCGGGGGCGGACGGAAAGCGTGAGCCCTACTACACTCGCGCCAAGCAAGGTGTACACGCAGTCGACTACTACTGCCAACCGCGGAAGCTGAGCGCCACGCTCGGCATTACCGTTCACGAAGCTGAAATGTTCATTCGCAAATGGTTTCAAATCCATCCTTGGATTTACAACTGGCATGAACGTACACGCGAGCAGCTTCTAACAAAGCGCGAGGTGCGTAATAAATTCGGCTTTCGGCGTTACTACTTCGATCGGCTCGATTCGGTACTTCCCGAGGCTCTCGGTTGGGTGCCGCAAAGTACAGTTGCCATCGTTTGTCACGAGGCAATGTGTCGTATCGACGAACAAATCCCCGAAATAGAAGTACTCCTTCAAGTTCACGATAGTGTCGTATTTCAAGTAAAAGACTCCGAATGGCAACGCGTAAAACCGAAGGTGAAAGAAATAACGGTTATTCCAGTTCCATACGATGACCCGCTGATCATCCCGTTTGATCTTAAAACATCAATGACAACTTGGGGGGATTGTACGGGTGAGTCGTGGAACTAGGCAGTGCAATGATTGGTTACGTACGTTTTTAGAATATACGGACCACACAGAATCGCCAGTTCAGTTTCGTCTCTGGACTGGAGTGTTTACTATCGCCGGTGCACTTGGGAGAAAAGTATGGATAGAAGACGGGCAGTTGAATTACTACCCAAACTTCTATATAGTATTCGTCGGACCCCCCGGCGTCGCCCGAAAGTCTACCTCTATCAAAATGGGGGAAGAACTACTGCGCGAAGTACCCACGGTGCGCTTCGCTCCGAACAGCACTTCTTGGCAGGCTTTACTACAGCGTTTAGCAGAGGCTACAATAACAGTACCAGTTGGACCTGGACACGTCGCGCGCGTAGACGAAGGCGAACTCTTTATGGGCGAACAGTTAACTATGTCCTGTATTTCCGCCGTGGCGAAAGAACTCGGGCCCTTCATGTCTTTGCGAAATGCGGACATGGTCGATGTTATGACCGATTTGTGGGACGGCACAAATCCGCAATGGGAACGCTTAACGCTAATGCACGGTTCATCCGTGATATTAAATCCTTGGCTAAACCTCATTGCGGCTACAACGCCGTCGTGGCTAAAAGACAACACGACGGAAACTACAATTGGCGGCGGCTTCGCGAGTCGTTGCGTTTGGATCTACGGTGACGTTAAACAGCAGCTCGTCCCGTATCAGAAACTCGCACAGCAGCACGACCAAACTGCCTTGCGCGCCCGGCTCGTGAACGATATCAACATAATCGGCGACATGCTAGGCGAAATGAAACTGACGAAAGCCGCGTACGAATGGGGGTCGGAATGGTATGTTGAAATGCACAAAAACCCTCCGCCCCATTTACAGAGTCAAAAGTTCGAAGCCGTTCTTTCTCGTAGACAGACGCAATTACACAAACTCGCAATGGTCCTCACGGCTGCAGAAGGAGACGCGATGGACATAACCGTCGAAATTCTTCAACGCGCCGATGCCGTTCTACGTAGTGCAGAAGTGTATATTCCACAGGTGTTTGAAAAGATCGGTATGACCCTCGCCGCGAAAACCGTCTCGTCTGTAGTGGGGGAGATACGCCGATTGAAAAGAGTAAGGAAGCAAGTACTAATGCGCAGCCATACCATTCTATCGCCAAAGGAGTTGAACGATGCGTTGCAGGAAGCAATACTATCTGGCGAGATAATCGAGCAGCAAATAGGTGCGCATATTTATCTCGTTTATAATTCAGAAGAGGAGGTTACTCATACGCCTGAGGCCCAGCCACTTCCTCAACTCGACGATAAAGCGTCCGATACCGCTTAACTGGCGAGCTGCCACGCTCCTCCAGCTTACGTATCCGCTCCCGCTGTTTCCTCGATCGCGCAATGTCTTTCGACGTGATCTTCAGCGCCCGATCGGGTACGCTATTGTTGTAGTTGCGTATCTCATTCCGCACGTCCGCTTTCATTTCCACATCGCGGAGCAAGTGCGCTTGCCAGTACTCATCCATATACCGTTTCCGACGCTGCGTCCAGTACGTCGCAACTTCTCGCTGCAAAAAGTCCGTTTCCCGGTTCACGGAGATAATACCGGGGTTGAACCCTAACGCCTTGCCGAACATCTCCTTCGTCGTCAACGGTCGTACCGTACCGTCCGCCTCTTTCGTAATTACCTGCCCTGCGTAGCCCCGCACGGTACTAGGATCTCCACTCTCCAGTTGGTAAAGCATGAGGTCGAAAGCGTGCCTCTGCGCGGGCATGGCCGCTTGCAACAGGCGAATAGCCGACGCACCGCTTGGATCTTGTAGCATGGCGGAACCGGCTTGTAGATACCCTCGTACATATCCGCCCATCGGTCCGAGTAGGTCGAACATAAACGCGCCCACCGCTTCGTCTACCGGCGTGTAGTTGCTCTTCGCAAACGCGTCCATGCCGGGTACAATACGCCCGAGGGAGATACTTTGACTCAGGTCGAACCCGCCGATATTGTGCATCACCCCGCGAAGAAGATGTGGGCCGATGTACGGAATCTCTGCAGCGACTTGATGCGCGACGACTCGCAGATCTTCCTCACCCTTAAATAGTCGCCTCCATACCCAGTTCGAAAGGTTGATTAAATCCTCCGCGAACGGCAAGCCCATTAAACCACCAAGCATGGTATACACTAAGAACAACCTCGCCGACGTTGCGCCTCCTAGCGTACCGCCAAAGATCGTTGCCATCGTCTGCGTATATGTGAAGAAGATCAACGCCGCCGATTTCAACCCCTGTTGGCTCCGGGGTCGGTTCATTGCAGTGTAATCGCCCTGCGTCAACTCCATCGCATCTTGCGCAAACTCCGCGGGCGTTTTCCCGTTGAGAATCTCCGGATGCGTCTTGGCCATACGATAGGCCACCAACGCTCCAGTTCGCCGCCCGTAGCGTTCGGTAAACCTAAAGGGCAGCATACCAGTTTCGACGATCTTCGTACCCCATTTACTCTTACTATGCGTGAGACGATAGTAAGCACCACTATCCGCCGCAGCCGCCAGGTGGTAGGCGTACGATTGATCCGTCACCCCCCGTCCTTCAAGGTCCTGCAGAAACGTACGCTCATCTGGCGTCAACGCGTCGTAGGTCTTCGACAGACTTGCAACGTCTTTTATCACCGTTGTAAACACTTTCACCATCGAGGGCCAACTGAGCACGTTGTACTTCGAAATCAAAGCATCGACGTACGATGCAGTGTTCAGAATCGCTGTTAAATTCATCGACGCCGCACGTACATTACCGAACAGCATTGACTTCATAACGATATTCCTAAAGCTTTGTAGTTCATCCTGCGGCGTCATGCCGTAGTCCAACTGCTGCTTCATGTAGTGTCTAAGCGTTTGCAAATCCTCGCTGTTAATCCCCTCAGCGTTAAGCCTATTAATCGCCTTCTGCGCGTCGGCCAGGGTCAAACTCAACTGTCTTCGATACCGCACCTTCGCCGTCAACGCCGCCAAGTGCCCACTGAAGTCTGCGAAGTCCTTAACGATATCGTGCTCCGTTCGGTCCGTAAGTTTGAAGTCCTCCTCGAAGCGTTTGAAGAGATTCGTATTCCTCTGCACGGCGGCGAGCTGACGGAGCTTATCAGCGTCAGCGCTATTCGTGTCGAAACCTGCACGCTGTATCACCACTTCCACGAAACTCTGCGGAATCACGCTAAAGCCCGTGTAGTCATTGTGATAATCAAACGTCTCTTTCGACTCGCCCTTTTGTAACGTCATCTGGTCATACGCCTTATTTCGATCTAGAACGTTTTCGAAGTGTCGATAATGCACAGGCTTCTGCGTTTTCTTACCTTTCTCGTCCACTACTTCCTGCTTGACGATAAGCGCATACCGTCCAAAGCGGCTCCACGGATACTGCGGCTTGTCGAGAAGGTCCTGCAATTGCTGTATGTCCTCCATCTTCGCATCGGAGAACAGGTCACCAAACTCGCCTAGCATTTCAAGACTCAACTCTGCTCCGGCCTGCGCTTTCTCCATCGCTGCGTTTTGCAGTTCCAGAAGTTGATTATGCATTGACGTACGGAAGCGCTGATAGTAGTCGAGGGTGAGTTCATCGGGTACAAACCCGAGTTCAGACTCGATATGCCGGCGAAACGAATCCATGTCCGCAATGCTTCGAATCTTAGCCGGACGGCCGTCAGGAAGGTACCCATCCATCACCTCCGTTAAATGCACACCCTCATCTGTTTCAAACTCCATGATCCTGCGCAGCTGATCGATCTGCGTCTTGCCGAGCTGCTTGTATGCATTCACAGCCGATTCGCTCGGATACTTCACAAGCGAGTGTTTATTCTCCGTATACGCTCGAGAGAGGTCGACGAAGCGCTGTACGAACGGCAGCCCGCCAAGCCGCTTTGCAATATGTTGCCATTGAAGAAGATTGACCTCCCACGTGCCGAGGTCAAGCCCAAAGGCGCGGAGTTGTTCGACGATCCACAGCTTATGCCGAATCCGTTGCCCGGCCTCTTTCAAGTCTGCGATCGGAATGTCCAGCCCTGCACTCTGCGCCTTACGCAACGGTCCTTCATCCCCCTGCGCAACGACGCTGCCAGTGTCCCAGTGAATATTGTTCGACTTTGCACTGAACGTACCCATATTCCGCCATGCGCTCTTTGCGTCACTTGAGCGACGGAAGATATAGACGTTCGAAGAACGAATGTCGGAGTAGTCCGCATACGGCCCCATACCACCATCGACGACGTCATGGATAATCGCACCACCTCGATTCTGCTCGTGGGCAATTTGCATGGCGTTTGTGTACGAATAAGAATCGTACGAACGCACGACGCCCGAATCGGGATGCCCAACGTTTACAGGCTTGTACATCCGCAAATAAATCGGCATGATAAAACCGGACTGGGGATCCTCGTACGGATCGCCCCCAGGCATTGCCCAGTTTACATACGTTGCCGATACGTTTGGATTATCCGTTACGAACCAGCCATACTCCGTATCGGCTCCACCTACACCCGTTCCGCGTTTCCGCTCAAGAAACTCTTCACCCTCAAACTCATCCCAGACGCCATGATACAGCTGTTTCGGCTCATGCGTTGTCGGATCGCGGATGATCCACACCTCCGGATACTCCCCTCTCAGCGCGCGCGGAATGTCGGACCGAAGCTTGTCCAGCATCTCGATAATTTCCTTCGGCGCACCTTCGCGTACCGCCTCATTCCGTGCGTTGACGAGTTTCAACTCCTGCTTTCGCACTTCATTTCGCGCCCGGCCAAGGGCTGCGTCGCTCGTGTCAGTGTGCATGAGACTCACGGCGTGTTCCAACTCCCAGTTCCCGCCCCACGCGTGAAAGAACGGCGACTTCGTGACGTGTCCATACGCCGTTTGCCACCTCGCTGCGAGCTTTACGACCGTTGGATTCGTCAACAGATGTTCCGGCACACCTGCGTACATCGCATTGTGCCCTTCGCTTCCGTCTTCGTTTAAGTCGTAGTAAATCTTCCCCTTCCGCACCGCCGCGTTCTTCGACTTCTTCAACTCCTCCTTCGTCAACATCACCGGCTCGGTAACCTTCTTATTCTTCGAAATCACCGTTCGGATGAACTTACTATACGCCTCAGTCGCGTTCAGTTCCTTCCGCGTGATCTTCTTACTCCGTACGAGCCAGTTGAAATACTGACTCATCACAGTATTCATCTCACCAAAAAACTGCCCGATTGGGGAGGTCAACTGTCGCTTCGGATTACGCATCCATCGCGCGTGTTGCTCCGCGACGAATTCCTGGAAATTGAACACATCCGTCCACGCCCGCATGCCCCCTTTCTTCGCGAGCAGGCTTAGGAACGTTTTAGCAGTGACGCCACTAACGTCCTTAACCGGAGGATAAGTCGTACCAGGCCGCGAAACAACATACTGCACAAATCTTTGAGCACTGAGAGGACTCCACTCACCTTTTTTACCTCCGTAGTCGTCCATTGCAAACCCCTTAGCAATTTTCCAAGGGGACATGTACTTCTGCACGAACTCTACTGCCGGCATTGTGCCGTTCGCAACGCCTTCTGCGGCAACTCTAAACTCATCCGCAAGTGCTTGCCTCTGCGCAGGCGTTGCATTCTGCACAAGGAAATGTTCGATCACATGACCGATTTCATGGTATAGCGAGTACTGCGCTTCACTCTCCGCATGTAGCGACGTCTTACCCTCGGCTTTTCGGCTAAGCATCGTTTCGTAAACGTGCCGCGGATTGACGAACGCAATAGGAGTTCCGTCAGTCGCGAAAGCCGTCGCTGCGACCCCTGCCTTGTTCCGCATAAGTCCTGTTGCAAGTACAACCGCAACCTTGTTGCCCAGTATGTTCTGAACAGCATGTTGTATTTCCTCCATTACAACTTGCATATACTCCTGCGGATGCCCTTCCCAAAGCTCACCGGCGACGACAACGTCTCCTCCTTTAAGGTCTTCAACAGCGCCGAGTTGTTTGCCCACGAGCTCTGGCCGCGTTGCCAGTGGTATAGGTTTCGTTGCTGGATCCTGTTCCATGATAGCAACACCCGTTTCACGATAACCTCTCTTCTCTGCGTGCGTTTGTACCCACTGCGACTTCTGCAAATCCTGTTCTGCGAGAGCTTCGACGGGAAGAGCTGAAACGACCGCTGGATTCTGCTCCTGAATCCCGGTGCTTAGGGCAGGCTCCAACGTCGGCACTACAGGCGGTGGGGTAGCGACACCGGAGGAGGAAGGAAGAGTGTCGCCCTTGGCCTGTAGCTTACGAAGTCCGCGAACGGTGTGCGTTAAGCCTGCGCCCAACCCAGCCGTCAACGGCCCCGCCACCAACATGGAGCCTGCCGTAAGAATCGTGTCGTCTACAACATCTCGAAGGGTTAAATCGGGACGATAGCTCGCCTTTGCGTTTAAATCCTGCAGAAGAGTCGCCGCAATTTCACCTCCGTAGTCCGCAACCAACGCTTTACCTATATCTCGCAACGTGGGTCCGCCCGCAGAACCGAAGAGATACTTCGCGGCAAAGTACTCCGTTCCCGCTTCAATCGCGGCGTCCACTGCGCCGTGGAACAACGACCGTCCGACGCCCAGCTGCGCTTCTCGGGATTGGTTATACGTAGAGCCAAAAGTCGTAGCACCAATACCCGTTAGCGCAGCGGGTACGCCGAACGTCGCGCCTAACGCAATTGCCGGAGCTGCAACGAGTACGTTCGCGCCCCCACTCTGCACAAACTGCTGCCCAAGCGACATGCCAGGAAGCGTTTCAGCTTCGACGTTACGAACTCCCGACTCCGCTATGCCAGCGCCTATATCGGCAACGGTTTCAGAGCCAATAACATCCCCAACCGCTCGAATGCCCCCGCCGAGAGACTCTTGTCCAATCCCTTGTGCCACCCCCGGAACGCTCTTTACAACCTCTCCCATCGACGGCGTTGGAAAGTGCACCGCCTGCGTAACGTCATACGCTTCTTCCGAGCCCACAGCCTGATCGAACAACAGATCTTCATCAGCCATTACTGTGCTCCTGACAGTACCGGCGCGGGAGTAATTGCTCCTGCCGCGTAGTTCGTCGGCTTACCTTTCTGCGCAGCAATGCGTTTCATATCATCACCCGTAGCAGGCACGAGTTGATTCCCGCGTTTCACCCACCAGCGCCCGTCCTTATCCGGCACGCCGTCACCATCCGCCCAAGTTTGCATAGCGGCAGGTAGAGGACGTGCGTCTAGCTTCGGCGCGTCGAGTCCTTGCGACGGAGGTTTCCCTGTGGACTCTTCTGCAGTACGCGGCACTCCTTGTGCGTTGAAGAACACAACATCATGCGCGCCTTGCATGAACTTGTTCATCAGAACTGTCTCTGCTTTTTGTGCCGTCATTCCCGGGAAGCGCGCTTGTATTTGCTCCTTAGAATACGCCTTAATCTCCTGACGTGCCCGCGCCCGAGCTTCCGCAGCTGGCATTCCGTTGTCTACAGTCGTAATACGCTTCTCCCCGTCGTCGCTGAAATCGACCACAACGAAGCGGTAGGGATTCTCCTCGTCCCGGTCAATCGACTGCGTCTTCCACTTAATCTTAGACGCCTTCAACGCCTTCGCCTCACGCTCCTTCTCCAGCCCCTTCTGCGCGCGCGAAAGAGCACCGTAGTACCCCGCTTGTGCTTGTTTCAGTCCGATGCTGGCCTGCTTGTCCGCACCACCATACTTCTCGTCCAACTCCAGACCGACAGCCTCACGCCTGAGCATCAAGCGTTTCCGCTCTGACTCATTCGGCGCATCTTTGATCTGAAGGTCGAGCAAGGCAAGTTCCTTCGCTTTCGTATCCAACTCGACAGGCAGTAGCGCCTCGCGCCGTTTCGTAGACGATTTCTGCTCCGCCACCTGCGCCGGAAGCAGATCTCGCGTTTCCGCCCTCTCCCGTTCCGCCCGCGCGCCCTGCACGTCCACCGTCGAATCGATTTGCTGCTGGCGTTGTTTATTCTGCAACTCTTGTTGCTTGAGATACTGCAAATAGTCCATACTACTCAGCGCGGCCTGTGCCGTGTGGCCTACTCCCGTCTGTCCAACCGGCACAGGCTGCATCATCTGCAACCCCATCCGCATTAAGGACAAGCGCATGTTTGGCTCGGACAGCGTCGCCTGCAACTGCGCCCAGCCGTCTTCACGCCGCTTAATCTCCGTCGGATCAGTCGGCTCCCCTGCGTTGAAACCTGCGGGAAGTTGTGTAAAGGGATCTTCATCCAAGGTTGGCATTTCCACTCCTTAGGAGTTGCAACAGCGATTGAATATCCACTTGCGGCAGGGGAGGCCGTGGCATTACATACGGCGCTTTAACCCCACCTCCCGGACGCGCCCCACCCGGAATCGGACCGGGGGGTGTGAACGGTTGCTGTTCTGGGGGAGGCTTCAACAGGCCAGAGGCTGCACTGAGCATCGCCGCCCAGTTCGGTCCTGCGCCTAGTCCTTGACCAACACCTGGCGCTGTCCCTACGTTAAACCCCGGCTGACTCGCTCCTGCATAGTCTGCGAGATTCATAGTATCCAGATTGCGAGGCTGAAAGGGGTCGTCTTGCGGAAGCACAAACCCTTGCCCACCCTGCGGCATCGCGCCCGGTATTTGCGGTCCGCCTCCACCAAGCGTCTGCCCCGGCAACTGGGCGCCCTGACCGCCTGTGGCCAATCCCGCACCCAATCCTTGCGACTGAATCTGCTTTAGCAGTTCGAACGGATCCACCGTCGGATGCTTCTTCCGCAGTTCTTTCGGGTCTTCCGTGAAGAAACTTTCCAATTTCGCCATAATTTCCTGTGCATTCGGCATGTTACAGCCCTCCTAGTACAAGTCCTGCAAGACCGCCAATGACCGCTCCCGGAAGACCAAACGCCGAACCCGCCGCTGCGCCCGAAAGCGCCCCACCAAGAGCACTCGTCGTGCGGTTCCTCGTAGGCGTGGGGCTCGTACTCGTCGTCGTCCCTCCATAATTCCCCTGCACGAGATTCTGATACTGCGTCAACGAAGCCCAAGGAGCGGTTTGTTCATAATTCCACTTCTCGATCATCGCGTTAATCTCATCCTGCATCTGCGCCTGTTGCTGCTGCCCTGCTGCATCAAGCGCCACAGCCGGTGCATTCACCGCTCCCGCCACCTGCGGCTGAAGCGCTAAACTCTTCACCTGCGCATCTAGTCCCGTCTCGTACCCTCTCGACGCCATCTGGCTTGCGACGTCTCCCACCGCTTCACTCGTCCTGCCCGCGGCGACGCCTGTGGCCAAAGCTCTACGCGAGCTCCCGTAGTTCTCTCCCTGCCCAAAGTCCGCCCGAATCGACGGTAAAATCGACTCCTGAAAGTTCCGCACAATCGGTCGTATCCCCGCGCCGATGGCATCTTGCAAATACGGATTCTGACTCACATACGGCGCGCCCGTGGCGAGGAAATTACTCGTATTTGCTGCCGTCTGTCCGAGCCCTTGCAACGTTGGCGCAGCCGTACCCGTTAAATACCCCTGCGCAGCCGTGGTTGCTTCAGTTTGCGGCGCCACCGTGGTTCCCGGATAATACTGCGGCTGTCCACCGTAATACTTCTGCTGCGCCTGCGAGAAAATGTCCTGTAGATAGGGCTGCTGCCCTGACCACGGATCCGCCTTTTGTACCTGAGTGGTCGTTCCACCCCCGCCGCTGCTGCCCATTAGTGTAGTCCTTGCGTCACAGGCTTACGGATGATCGTGTAGTGCGGCTTGTAACCAAGCGGCTCCACTACCTTTGCCATCCCCGGCCGAGTCCAGCCCTCGATAAACGCGCAGTCGGTAGCACGTGCATATCCCTCAAGTAGAGGCTCAAGATGCGTCCACTCTTTCATGTCCCTTCCTGCCAGTACAACGACCCGAAGCACCTTATAGTTCGGATACGTCGCACACTCCGTTAAACACACCGCAAAAATCTTCGACTCTTCGTACCCGACCCACAGCTGCATGTTTCCCTGCAGTACGAAAGTCCGCAAATGCTCAAGATCGAACTCCCCATGCCCCCGTTCCAACGCCGCGTCGATCATAGGCGCTACGAGATGCCAGGAATACGACACCTCTGCGGGTGCGAGTCGAGCTGTGTTGCCTTCAACCGTTAACCGAGGAATGTCCATCCTGTACCCTCTATATAACCGTAGTATCCCGCCCCGCTACCGGGGTCCCAGTTCGTGCCGTCAGCAAGTACAATTCGTCCACTTCTCGGCTTGTCGGGCTCGGAGTGATATTCCCCAACCTGAGCCTCTTCAAACGCATTGACCTGTTGTGTAATCAAAGTCATCTGATTAAACGCCCAGTATAGAATATCCCGACCTTCGTCAGTGTACGGTGTGGGCGGCGGTTCAATTTCGAATCTGCGTGCACGCTGTACGACAGCCGTTGTAACAACGCCTATGCCATAACCAGTAGCCGTACCTACGCCTGTAGCACTTCCAACGGCCGATACCGTACCTCCGAGTGCGCCTACAGCACTAGCTGCTCCAACACCAGCACTAGCACCAACGCCAGCACCTGTCGCAATGCCAATACCCGTTGCAGCTCCCACGCCTGCGCTCGCGCCCACACCGCTCTGGGTGCTAACACTTGCACCTACGCCACTAGCAGCCCCTACACCGTCAGAACTACCAACACCTTGTCCTATCCCTGCGGCAAAACCTACACCATCGGCCGCTCCAACACCAGCTGCTGAGCCAACTCCTTCGATCGTTGCGATGTACGATCCAACGCCACTTACAGTACCAACGCCAGCGGCAGAGCCTACACCGTTGTGTATCTCTTCACTCGTCGCACTCGCAGCACCAACGCCTGCAGCCGCACCAACGCCTGCCGCAATCTTAGCACCTACACCACTTGCAGCACCCGTACCCGCTGACGTGCCGACCGTTGCATACGTTCCTTCCGGCACGAATTCTGCGGTCGGAATCGTTAACGTCGCGCCCGTGTAGAGCGCCGAATTTACCAGCCGCGTACTATCAAACCAAACAGTCCGACCAGCAGTACCCGTAGTGTCGCCCAGCAAATGCGCTTCAGTCGATGAGCGAATATCTGTCGAATCGGAAACGGTGTAAATACGCGTGCCGTTGAAATAGAAGTGGTAATCTCCACCCGAAACGTCACGCACAATCGCCCAGTAGTACCACGTGTCGTTATCAACCGTGACGCTACTAATCGTCGTATTGATAAACGTCGATCCGCCAGTGTCAACTGCCAGAATCGCAACCTGATCCGTTGCCGGAATTGGCGCAATGCCGATGTTCAACGGATTCGTACCATCGCCCAACCGTGGATGCGAAATCGCATCACTGGTCATGCGAGTCCAGCCTTCGAACGTGAAGCTGCCGGTAGAAACTGCGGTAAAGCCGGAAATAGCGTCTTGATGTTGTAGACCCGTACCTACCGGCACGAGCATCGACGACCCGCCCCATTTCGACTGAGCTGTGTCAATCTCGACTGAGCCGAGCTCAGTGTGGGTAATGCCAGCTATATCGTCGACGAATTCAGTTTCACCGTCGACATCGTTATACTGCGCTAGGAACTGTGTAGCGGCAGCGCTAACCGCTACGCCTACTCCAGAGGCTGCTCCCGTGCCCGCGGCCGCGCCAACCGCTTCAGCAGTGCTAATTCCAACGCCGCTTGCCGCCCCAACGCCCGTACTATTGCCCGCGGCTGCAAACGTGCTAATGCCAACGCCACTAGCTGTACCGGTACCCGCTGCGCTACCAACTCCTTCCTCAACCGCTCCGCTAGAGCCTACACCCGCAACCGTTGCAACGCCAGCAGCAGAACCAACACCTGCAACGGTGGAGCGTCCAACGGCACTAACCGTTGCAACACCACTTGAAACTGCTACACCAGCTGCTGTTGCTATTCCAACGCCAGTAGCAGCCCCCGTGCCTGTCGCACTACCGACACCGCTCTCAACGCCTCCTGCTGCCGCAGAAGGATTTCCGAAAAATAGACGCCAAGTCGACATTACGCCGTCGTCGGGATACTGATGACTTTATCCGCCCACTCGGGAGGGTCCGTCTGATCCTTGAAGCGGATCACCACGTTGTCAGCATTCATCTCCGTTGCCGTAAGCGCGACCCTCACCACGTCATCGCCTGCGGTGTCGACCGCTGGAAGCGTGCCGATGTTCGCGTAGGCTCCCGTGTCCTTCTTGATCTGCACATCGCCGGCTGCAAGAGTCGGGTCGGCCTTCGTGCGGCCCGGAGCGTTCATGTCATCAAGCGCAACGTAGGTCACGAAGTCTTCGTTCTTGACCGGCGGATTGTAGGGTGCTGCCATTATTCAGACTCCCAGATGAAAACCAGACATTGGTGCTACGTCTACCGCGCTGATCGCTACACCGCACAGAGGGAACGCCGTCGTCGATAGGCTACCAAACGCGCCCGAGCCGTCGGAACGCTCCCCCCTTCGCAGCGTGGTTCCGCCGGAAAGGAAACGCCTCCAATTTGCGTCATTCACGCCCTGCCCCGTATTGCGGACGTTGCCTGTTCCGGTTGCCTTCACCGCTACGCAGTAGTCTGTATTCGGTTCTAGGACAACAGGGTCAATGGCGAATATTTTTGGTGCGCTCGTGGTGATCGTGTAGGGCGACAGCTCTGCCGGGACGGAAATAGTCGCAAGCGCCGTCGGTGTACCGAGTGGATCGGCGTACAGAATCAACTCGTAATCCGAGGTCGCGTCGGAAGTTTGCTGCGCGACGCACCAAATCGCATTGACTAGTACACGCATCGGCGCTTGAAAAATCAGCCCGATTTCGTCCGGCGTAGACGATGCGGTTAACGTCGCTTCCGAAGTCCCACCGATGGGAGGCATCCCGTACATGCAACCCAAATAACCGTCATCGAACTCGATGACCATATCCGTGAAGAAGTTGTAATTACCCCAAGCCGACGACAAATATTGCGTGCCGCAAGGAAACCTGTTCGTTGATGACGATTGCAACAACGCATACTGGATCGGTCGGATAACGTCGCTCCCGCCTCGTGCCGTCATCTCTACGACAAACGAGAAAATATCCCCATGCGCGAGCGTTTTGCTCCCAGACGACATCGTGTGAGTGACAAAGCCCGTCGCTGGCGGCGCCGCGCTCGTGTAGGATTTGTAAACGTCAAAGGTTCCATCCCCGTGCGCGTATCCGTCCGAGTGAGCCATGTCAGCGTCTTGCAAACCTAAGCGCAACTCGGACGACCCATCGGCCAGCGTGACGGTCACAAAATACGTTGTGATTTTTCCACTGCCAGCGGCCGAGATTGTGTGCGACGACGTGGAATCTTGATCGTCAGGAACAAATAACGATCCTGTGAAGTGGTACGCCTCGCCAGTCGCGTCGAGCGTACCCTGTCCGAGGTTGTAACCCGCGGACCCCGCGCCATAGTTATAGTTAAACGGAGCAATGTCGGGGTAGGTCCAACCGGCGCCTGTGACATATCGGAATCCCATTTCAAGTCTCGCTTATACCGTAACCGTGTAGCCGTTGACGTTCAATAGCCCAGTGCGTACCTGCTGCGGCGTTCGATCGGTGAGTGCGATCTTGAGCAGCATCTTGAGGAAGGTTTCCGCGTCGCCTTCCTCGGGCGGTTGACTAAGCACGGCGTCGATCTCGACGGAGTACGCTCCCCGATCAACGCCGTTCAGCGTGACGCGGATTCTTCCATGTCCGCCGCCGGCGCAAACGCCTTCGAGTTTCAGGTTCACTGTTGCCATCAGACAACTACCTCTCTTCCGTTAGGAAAAATTACGCCGTAGGTGTATCCACCTGCTCGACCTTTTTCGCTGCTTCTTTTCCCCACGTGGCCATAATCGCCATCAGCGCCTCCGCACAGGGCGTGATCGCCTTCTGCTGAAGTTCCAGCAACTGCACATACGTCAATCCCCGTTGATCAAACACGATTTGCTGCGCCAGTGTCCCATCCTCACGCAGCACCTCGACCGACACCCTTAGTCCTGAGTTTTTCACTTTCGTATCCTTCGCAAAAAGCGGCCGAGACGCCACCAGATCTCGCCCAGAGCATCCGCGAACCATTGACGTGGCGTCCGCATGTTAGTCTTCCGTTACCGTACTCGCCGTCGTCAGCCTTGGCGTTACGCCTGACGATACGGCAATGTTCGGCGTGATCGTGCCGCTGTACAGCAACTTCCCCGTACCACTCACAGCCGTGCCGACCGCGAAGTGCGTGATCGTTTCACTCCCACCCGTCGCCTCCACGCCGTCGACATTCGCCACGGGACTGACGCTGTTCGCCGTAACGGTCCAGCCACCAGTTGTTCGTGCAACTGCTACACGAGCGTAACTAGTATACGCACACTCACTCGTCGTCTGATCCCCTGTCTCACCAGGATCGCCTGTGTGAAAACTAACATACAAATTCGTCAACGGCGCCGAAGCTGCATCGTCTGCGATATTCGCGATTGCCGTCGCATTGAAGATCAGCTTCAGCAGATCGTTTTCGAACGTATTGCCTTTGCTCATGACTTCTCCTTATCTGCTAGTACATCCCAAGCCGCTTGATCTCCAACTCGTATCCGAGCAACTTCCAAAACCGCGTGCCGGCAGAGCTAAAGCGTATGGAGATAATGCGTCCAGACACCAAAGGGTTAACCTTCTTATCAACGCCGATTGTAAAGGTCATCGGCGCGGTCCACATGATTGGATCATTACGCTCTTCCTGCGCTCCAATCTGAACTTGCACAACCGTTCCCGCTTCACCTTCGAACGAAGGCCAAACTTCATTCACCTGCTTTCGTGCATTAATATCACTAATCAACTGTCCTTTGTAATCCTTACTCACAACCGTCAAGCCCGTCCGCTCGATCGTTGCGGTATATTCATTTCCATCGTATGTGCTCAACACGTCCGCCTCGAACAACGAAGGAGCTCCACCGCCACCCTCACCGCCAATTCCCGGCGTTGCAATCATCAACTTTTCCTGCGCGGGGTTGTACGACTGTTCGCCCCAAGCCGTTTCGTCTCCATCCCACGCGTCATCGTCCCCGTCCCAGGTATCTGCTACGTTTGGCGGAGTAATCGTACCCGGTGCAGCGTGGGAGGCCGCGGGCAAATCGCGAACACCGAACTTATTCTCCGTCCAGTTCCACACGAGTGCTTTACTCGGCACCGTTTCGCCCGTCTCCGGGAAGCAGAACCACACTTCTCCGCGCGCTGGATTCGTCGCGGCAAAACTGTTCAGCAAATTATCCGCGTCGATGTTCTTATACAGCCAATCCCGCACGCGACCTGACAACAGAGGCGTTACATTCACGCCGTCGACAATGTAGCAATCGTTAATTCCAAACACCGCATGCTTATCGCCCTTGAACGTAAAGGGCGCAATGCAGTTTCTCGTCAACGCACTGCCCTCTTTTCCAATACGGCGGAAGTCCAGCACTTTCGACCCGCCCACAGCAAAGCCCGCGTATACTGCATCGGACTTGTACACCATAAATTGATCGCGTAGCTGCCTTCCGTCGACAATTTCTCCCCCCGTCTCCGAAAGCGTATTCTCTCCCGCGTCCAACGTCGCGTCACTCTGATCCCAACTCGCTGGAATACTCCCCGGATCAGCCGGGTGCGACCATGCAAGTGAATGCGGAAACCGCACGCCCGACTTCGTCAGATTCATCGCAACGAGAAACGCTTTAAACGGTCTTAGCGACTTACACAACCATCCGGAAGGCCAAGCTGTTAAATCCTGCAACAACTGCGCCGGTGAAACGGGCGTCCACATTTGCGGAATATCTACTGTATTATTTATCACTGGAATCCCGTTCAACAGTCCTCCGGTCCAGTAATTATACAATGCCGTATTCAACCCGCCCGCTGGCGTTAGCTCTGTATGCGTCGACGCGTGCCACTCGTACACCGTATCTTCACACGCATACAACCAGTAGTACTCCGACGTGTGCGGCACGGGCAGAAGCCAAAACGGAGGATCGTTAGGCGACGTTATATCTCGATGCCCGAGAAACCGCTCAAGCGCACCGTCTTTATACCGCACATTCTCCGCCGCACTGAACATTTCCGGCGGCAACTCGTGCGCCGAAACGTCGCGGTTTATGTCGGAAAAGCCAACTTTACCTATCGGTAGTCGCATGACCAATCACCGCCCGCGGCTGTTTAAAATTCTCAAGCGCTTCACCAACACGCTCGCCCGCCTTCGCCTGCACGTTTCTCAACGACTCGACCGCCGCGGCGGCTTGTCGCGTTTCCTTGTTCCCCTCGAGCACCACGATCACCTGCGCCACAATGGCGCACATGTACTTATCCTGCGTCTCTCCCGACTGCGGGTCGAGGCCGGATAGGCGTAGGAACCACGCACACTGATGCCGCGCGCATTCCTTCTTCAGCAACGGGCAAAGCTCTCCGTCACGCATTTCAGTCTTTCGTTGCGATGATGACGTCGACATATTGCACCTCTAAGGTGCCGAGAGTGTGCGTATGCCCGCTTCCACCCCCAGCGTTGTTAATCGTAATTCCTGTCGTGTTCGAATTCGTCGAAGTTGAACCACTATTGAATAGCACCGAATAAGCATTTCCGATCGACAGAATCGCGAAAGAACCTGCCTTCGTATGTACGTGTCCCGGATCCGTTACTCCATGCGAGTGAACCGGAATTTCGTCCGTCGTCAGCGTATGTGAATCCGTCACGCCGCTAGACGCGAATGCCGTCGTAAACGCTACCGATCCGCCGCTCGACGCCGTTCCTGTTACAACTCTCAGCGCCTTATCGTTATGCGTCGTGTCTTTCGTCCACCCTGTTGGTGCCGCCGTTTGAGCAAAGATCGCCTTCGTCCCCGCTGGTGCATGCAGCGACGTCGTCAAATCCGCCGTTACATTCGCCAAATACTGCACCTTATTCAAATTCGACGGCGTTGCCGTTACTGCTCCGTCAATATTCGGAAATGTCGCTTGTAATACGGTCTTCAACAGCCGTATATGATTATCCCCCTCCTTCTTGGCGTCCGTACCCGCAGGATACGTATCGTCCAGAGTATCAATATACGTCGCTGCTTCGATCGTCATTTTATCACCTCAACCGAGATCGTCACTAAGCCCTTCGCCGCCCAATCTTTCACGGTTTCTTGGAGGGCGTTACACTTGTCGGTGTCTCGGTAGGCCCGGACTTCGAGGGCTCGATAGTCGACAAGAGATACAAATTCTCCAGCGGCGTTAGCAGTTCCGCCCGAATCGCAGGTGGTACTGGACACTGTACTGCCGTCGGGACGAACAGGGGGCCGCTCGCGCAAGAGGCGCTCAGCGTAGACAGCCCTATTAGTAAGAGCCTTAACGGTGCGGATCTGCTTGGTGAGAATTGCATAGTTATCCACATTTTTCTTCTCCGCCGCTATACGCGCCTCATTGCCCTTCCGTTCAATGTCGTCCCGAAAGCCCGCATACTGCCCTCGCACCGTAGCTTCCCGCTCCACAGCCGCTTGCCAACGGTCGTAGAAAAGCCAGCTCGTCCCGGCGAGTACGAGAATCGCAATACCTGCGATAAGCATTGGCTCAGCGAAACCACGGCTTCCTACTTTCCCGGCGCTTTTGTCGCGTCGGCGATTAGTTTCTTCAACGCGTTAAGAATCGCATCATCCGCTGTGCCCGGAATTGCGTCCTGCACGCGCGTGAGTTGATGATCCGCGATTTCGTTCACACGAAAGCCCAGATCCTGTAGAATCTGCTCCCGGCTCATGCCCTTCAGTCGCCGCGCCTTGTACCACTGTCCGGCGAACCAAGCGACTACAACGCTTGCTGCCCAGAACGCTACCTTTAGCAGACCTAGCATCTGCGAGTCAATTGCGACTTGATACACTTGCGGTTCCATACCACCTCCTAAAGGACTAAATTGCCCGAAATCCGTCGCGCCCAGCCTTTTCCGAACGTCGGCCAGGTCGACAGGGTTGTGAAAAAGTACAGCCTACACGCGTTAAACTTCGCGCGCAGCTCCCAGGGGTGCAACGCTTTCACCGCTTTCATCGTCAGCGGCCCAACCGCGCCGTCCTCCGCAACGCCGACCGCCCGTTGCAATAAACGCTTCGCCGTACCCGGGCCGGAGTTGTATGCCGTATCGAACAAATCAAACCTCAGCATTGCCGGCATCGCGTCTGCATTCACGGCGTCCCAATAATCACGCTTAGCGAGCAGCTTCGCTTCGGCCAGCGTAAGGTTTTTAATATCAACATCCGGATAGCTCCGTTTGCTGATACCATACTTCGTCTCGCCGCCCGGGTCGTTGGGGTGGTTCACATACCCTCCCTCATGCCCGATTAGCTGTTCAAACGCGTCGTCGAAGTTCACGTCACCTCCTGCTTAGGTTGAGAAAATCGGTTAATTCCGTACAACGCGCCAGCGAGTAGAAGCAGTTCCAAACTCAGCGTCCGTGCTGTCTCCCACTCGCCTTCCGCCGTTGCCCAAAGGAGCACAATAACAACCGCCACAACGATGCCCGCGCCCAACAAGCGCGACGAGGACCACTTACCGTCTTTTGCTTCTGTAAAGGGATTCACTTCCCTGCCCTCGCTTTCCGCAGATCCTTCAACTGCTCCCGCCAATAGCGTAGCTGTGCTAAATCTTCCGCCGTCTTATTCGGTTTTTCCTCCAGCCGATTTATCGCCTTAATCAACGCCTCCATCTGCCGATCAAGAGCGATACTTCCCTTCGAGTCGGCGATCATCACGAGCTCTTTCACCTCTCCGACGTCGTCTTTCGTCGCAAGCTTTTCACGCGCATACCAGCCCGCACCGCCAAGAGTCGTCACAAGACTCGCTACAGTAACAAGCGTAGGAAGGTTCATCGCTGCACCCTATCCCTCAACCTCTGCGGCATACGCAGTTTCAGCTTATCCCTCTCCTCTTGCGGTAGCGTAAGCACATAAGTCGTCGCCTCTTGCGCTTCTACCATGTCTTTTTGGTTTGACAACAGTCGCTGCTCCATCAGGTTTCGAGCATTGTCGTGCTGCCAAACTAAAAAACCAACAAAACCGAACGCCAGCAGCACAATCAGCGTAACGTAAACCCACGGCCCGTGCGTACGCAACTTAAACCCCGCAGGACCTGTAATCTCCACTCCGTTCTCCTTATCTTCCACTTCACACCCCCATCGCCCGCATTATTCCAGCCTCTTTACGAGCAGTGTCGTGTGTCAGCAGCGTGGCCCAAGCCTCACCCTCTGCCTCTTTAAACGTCCTTTCCGACGCTTCATCTTTCGCGTACGCTCGAGCGACAACCTTCCCTGCCCGTGCGATTAGCAACTTCGGCGCTTCGGTTAACCAAAGATTCTCCGTCGTACTTCCCGCGCCTCCATACGCGCCCGTGAGAGACGTATCGGCAAAGTACGCCAATAGCCTCAACGACAACACGTTCGCAGGCGTAGGATACAAATAAATGTTCCCGCCGACCACACTGTAGCGCCGGGGGTAGCCTTGATCGTCGCCGCCCCATTTACGCTTATTAATCGACATATCCTCTTTATAAACCGGCACCCACGGGTCGGACACCGCAGCGTTGTAATACCACAAACACCCGATATCCGCATGGTCGTCGTCCATCTCACGCAGGAACCCGGTCGGCGTCGCGACGTAGTTCTGCCCAGCAACGGTCACGAAGCTAGCATTTTCATACAGCTGAATTAAAAACCAGGGAAGTAACGGCCCGCGCTCGGCTTCGTTCTGCTCATTCACGAACTGATCGATCGCCGCTTGTTGCAGCGTCGTATCACTTCGCCGCTGCCCGCACTGGTCGAGAAGTTGGTTTACCGCCGTATCACGCTGCATCACTCGGCTCGTTGGTTGTCACAGGGATATCTTTGTGGCCGTAGATGTACGACCCCACGTGTCCAATCTCGACCGACAGCTCATGATCGATGAACACTTCGAACCCTGCGGCTTGCGCCACTTGACAGAAATAAACGTCTTCCCCGCAGTAATCCGAAATTGCCGGAATCCAGTCGTTCAAGTAAAGCGGGGGACGCAGTTTTTTAATCACTTCCGTCCGAATTAGCGCAATAGCCAAACCAACTTGCCGCACTGCTACAATACCGTCCTTATCGCGTGAATCAATCTTATCGTGGTTGAAATCATGCGCCGTCTGCTCAACTGGATGCTTCCGCGTCGTGCAGTTCGCCGCTACGATGTCCTTATCCCACGCCAACAGCCGATGCAAAGCCGTTCGCGGAAAATCCATGTCTGAATCGACGAACAGCAAATGCGTCGCCGTTGGATTCTGCATCACTGCCTTCGTCGCACTGTGCCGCAGCGCCGCAATGACACTCCCCTGCGGCGACATGATGCTCAGCTTCTGCGTCTCCGCGCCCACGACCTTCTTCGCGCCGAAGTAGCCAAACATGATCGCGGTCGACACGGCAGTTTCCGCACGCCAAAACCCCATGCTCGGGACGATTGCAACGACGTGGAGATATTTGTTGCGCATTATAATCCCGCTGAATTCTGAAGCTGAATTCCAGGGTCGTTTCTCATCCTAACGCCCCACCCTTCCGCCAGTCGATTCCACGCTTTTGTACCTTAATCACGAACGGGCGTATCGTAACCAACGGCACCATAATACCCTGATACCCACTCGGCCCTTCGTTCGTCATAACCGTCCGTTGCACGAAACCGTCGTCGCTATCGAGCAAAAACTCCCCTTTCTTGAAGAAGGGATTCGTCACGGCTACGAAGTACACGCCCATTAGTCGTCCGACAGCGCTTCGAAATCGTTCATCGTCATGAGTTCCACTTCGTAGTTCTCGAGCTGGAACTCGCCCTTGACCGTTTTGCCTTCGCCCTCGTACTCATTCTCTCGCTTCGCGACGGCAACGACCTTTCCCTTCACAGCCACGACGACGGTCTTTCCAACCGTCATGTCGTTCAAAATGTCCATATCTCCCTTCTCGACGTCGACCCACAACCGCGGCTTCGCGTCCGGCAACGCCGCCGCTGCGCCAACACTCGCATTCATCTTCGATTTCTTCGCCATCACGCTTTCTCCATCACGATTATGCGGTCCGCTGCGTCTTGCTCATCCCACTCCTGAGGATCCTCCGTATCCACAAAGAGCATCTTCTTGATTTTCACAACATCTTCGAAAATTTGCTTCTCCATGTACTTCTCGAGGAACCGCGTGTCTTGCTGAATGAAATCCGCAGTTGGCGTAGTGGAATTTCCAGCATACACCATCGAATACGTCGCATCTTTCGGCGCGCCGTCGTTTAAAAAGTGCTTATGCTGGAAAACGACATTCGGAGCATAACGCAGCAGACTAGTATGCATGCCTATATACATCCAAGGCATGTCAATCGACTGCTGCAGTCCCGGCAGCGAGAACCAGCCCAGCTCACGCACGAGCGCGCCCCCGATACAGAAGTGCGTACAAAGCTTCTCGCGTTGGAGCGTATCGTTCGGATACGCAATGAAATAAGGCTCGGCTAACGCCTCAAGGTGCCCCAGCCCACCCTTCGTCCGCAACACAATATCATCCGCGATGAAACCGTAGGAATCGGCCGTGGGATTCTTATCGTGGTAAAACTCATTCAACGCCGGACCGCAGCGCAGTTTGTCACTCGTGTAGAAGAACCAATTCTTCGGCCAACGCATAGCCTTGTAATCCGCCATGCGCGTGTCGTGGACGTACAGCCGCACATGCAGCGGCGTGTTCGGTTCACACCGTTCCCACGACTTCGCAAGCTGTTTAAGCCGCTTCGGCCTGCCTAGTGTCGGACAAAACCAGACCACGCTTCAACCCCCAGAAGTATAAATCGCACGAACTGCCGTCTACTTCAAACACGTAATCGCTGAACAACGCATCTACGTCAAGGACAGACATTACATCTTCCTTCGTTAAGTTCCGGTAGTACTCCGGCGTAAACGGGCTATCGTCGGGACTGCTTTTCTTCGTTCCGTGCTCCGGTCTCCCGGTCGTCGCGCACGTGAAAAGAAGCAACCCGCCGGGCCGCAGTATGTCAACCATGTTCTTCAACGAGAGTTCCCAGTGTTCATCGTGTTCCAGCATTTCCGTGCTAATCACCACATCCACTGGCGCGTCGGGCTTGTACTCATGTGTGGGCATCACCTCGTCCACGTTCCGCCCAATGTCGAGATCCACACCAGTGTAATCGCACTCTTTAAACAAGTACCCATTCGAACCGTTAATATCCAACGACCCGAAGTCGACCACTTTCGAATTCACGAACCACTCAGAAAGGGCGTGGCGCACCCTCTCGCAAAATGCTTTCTGTTGCGGATGCGCCACGCTACTTTCCTTACACCTGAATTGCCAGGTACTTCATGCTCCGGAGGTGGTGGAACTCTGCTCCACACTCCGAAATCCAGAGCCCCTTCGTCTCGTCATCGTCGTTCGCTTGCACGTTGTCCTTGAACTTCGTGTCGCGATTTCTGATGGGCCGATACGTGATGGCCGCCGGGTTGATGATGAAACACCCGTTCTTGAAGCGCGAATTGGTGTTCATCAGCGGATGGGTTTTGATATAGATCGTACCTTGCGGCACCATCCACGTCGTCAACTTCATCCCGAACTGCGTGATCGTTCCGTTGTACGACAACTGCGTCGCCGAATCCGCCATTACAATCTTGTTCAGATAGTTGGCGAATCCATTTCCGCACAGAGCGATACGCTCGTTTCCTGCACCGGTATACCCGAAGTCGAAGACCGGATGTACGGCATCGAGGATGTCTTCCTCTGTTACCGCCGTGGTCGTCCAAATCTTGATCGTCTCCTTCGTGGTAGCGACATAGTTCGTCGCCAGATAGTGGTACAAGCCACCAGTGTACCGCTTCGGCTTGTTCCCACTGCCCGTCGTCTCGTACGGCGTACCGAACAGGAACGCAAGCTCCATCGCAACTGCATGGTCAAACATCTTGCGTTTCTTGTCGTTCCGCGTCGGATCGCCGGTACGGAACCGGGTTTCTTTCGCGGTGTTCGTCAGCCGATACGTATGCTTGAAGATCTGCGTGTAGTTGTAGATCTTCGTGGGCTTGCGGCTCGTGGCTTCCGGAGAGCTCGAACCTTCTTCGAACGCACTTCCGATCTTAAGCAGGTACGTCCCGCTCGCAATCGTCGCCGTGTTCGCTCCCGTGTTCGCAGCACCTCGTGAAATTGCCAGAGTCGTGCTTACGCTCGGGTCGGAGGAGACCTCCACCAGCTCGAACGGGAACGTTGCTCCAGCAACTTCCAACTTCTCCACGAGCAACACATCGCCAGCGACGAGGTCCAGCGCGGTCGCGTCTGCGTCCGTACCGGTATACACCGTCAGCGAAGTTTGCCCCGTCGTCGCCGCGGCGCCAGCTTGAATCCGAGCGGGCTTCTGCTCTTCTTCGTACCAGCTGAACTCCGGATCGTCGACACTCTCGTCCCGCATTTTGCCCATTAGGGCTGTTAAAGGGGTTTGACCGTTCGGGTCTCTCCACAGGATCATTTCCCGGAAGTTCTTCGGTCGTTCGTCGGTGGCCCAATCGGAGGTACCCGTACCTCTCAGGCCTGCAACTGCCGTCATTTTGCGTTCCTTTTACTTATCTTGGGCCATCTCGTCGACCCAAGCATCCCAAGAGTTCTTTTGTGGCGCAAGAGGAACTCCACCAGCGGCTGACGAAGCACCGGCAGGTTGGAAAGGCTGTTGACGAGGCTGTTGTTGCGGTACTGGTGCAGCCGGTACTGGCTGCCCACTTCCGTTCCCCGGCGTCGACGGCACTTCCAGTGGAATCTGCAACGCCATATGAGCCCACATTCCAGCCTCATGCTGAAACTGCTCAAGCGGCATTGTTGGATTCAGCTGTCGATACTGTCGTACCTTTTCCAAAGCCTTCGGTCTCAGCTCTGGGGTTCCTAACTTCGACCACTTACTAAAGAAACGCTCTTCTTCGGCATTCCGAGTTGTACGACCGGTGATTAACGCGTCGACGAGCTGCGGAAGCTGCTGTGTTAACCCATGAAATAGCGAGTCGAAAATATCCGCATGGAGTTTCGCTGCTAGTTTGGGCATAGCAACTTCCGGACTGTCACGCAGTTCTTCAATGGCGTCTTCTGGAATTGCGTAGGCCTGCGTAAGCTGCTCCACGAACTTCTGCCTATTCGCCTGTTGAGCTGCGACAATTTCCTCCGGCGTCTGTTGCGGTGCCGGGGGTTGTGCAGGCTCTGGGGCGGCCGGAGGCTGTACCGGCTCGACAGGAGGTTGCGCGGGCTGAACAGGTTGTTGCGCCTGCGGTTGGGCTTGCGGATCAACGGGGGGCTGAGCCTGTGGTTCGGTCGGTTGTTGCGCGGGCGGCGTCTGCGGCTCGACGGGCGGCTTCGCGGGCGGCGTTACCGACGCAGGGGGTGCAGAAGGCGTTGGGTCACTGCCAATCGCGATGCCTTCTTTACGCGCCGCTGGGGCTGTCGGCTCTTGCCAACCTTCTCCCAACAGGTCCGAAAGATTCTCCGCACTCGCGTCTTGAAACCCGGCTTCTTCACCAGTTTCCCCACCACCACCAAGATCGTCCCCGTCGCCGTCCTTCTCGTCAAGCAGCCGGTTCATCGTCTTCAGCTTCACCTGTTGCCTCCAATCGTTTCAAATCTTCACCAAGCATTTCCGCCTGCTGATGTGGAAGGGCAAGCACCCAGTGCATACCCAAAATTTCTCCGCTCAACGCGTTGCGTGCGAGCATCTCCTCGGAGGATAGCACAGGACGTAGCACGTCGGAAGCTAAATTTGAACAGCGTGAGTCCACGATGCCTTCGAGCATCTTCCACCCCGGATGCGCCTGTAACGCCTCCCAGAGTCGTTTCTCCTCCCTCGCACTCATCCAGCACTCCCCGCGCCTCCAACTTGCGCAGCCATACTACCACGATTCAAATCCGGTGGACCGCTCTTACCCTGTCCACCGATCGGCACTACATTTCCCGCTGCTGCAGCTGCGGCCAATGCGTTTGGATCCTGCACGTTCACGCGAAACTGATTGATGTTCTTAATCCCGGCAAGTTGCGCAACCCAACCGAAGATTTTCCCCATATCGTACTGCATCATGATCTGGGGAAACTTCACCATCTGCCCCATCATCATTTGCCACAGGTTCGCCTGCGCAAACCGGTCGACCGGGAACGTACCGTCGACAGGCACGAAGTCGTAAAAACCCGCGATCATATCGGGTGTAACCTGCATGAACCCGGGACTGAATAGTGCGAGATCCCCCACAATCCTATACGCCCGCTCTTGGTCGAAATTCTGTTGCGTCGTCTGCACAAGCTTCTGCGCGAACGGTCCAAAACCCACTGCTGAGTAGAACTCCGCAATCGTCTTCAACCGATTCACGGAGAAACTCGTACTCGTCCGTACCTCCGTCGCAGTCTTCCGCCCGCCCTGATTCACCTGTCCCATGACATTATCCGTCACGCCAAGGACACGCTGCATAATGTCCGACACGTACTGCGCATTGCCGAGGTTGTTCTGCGTTGTATCTTGATACGGCATTTGCTGCAACATCGTACGGACATCGCGCCCGTACGCATTAGGTTTCAGCCGAATCGCCCGACCCGGCCCCGGCCGCTCGAAGTCCTTCCCGACGATCATCGTGGGATCGTACAGCCAAGTACTATACTGCGAACTCCGCACGCTGTACATGTGCGAATTCACGAGCCAGTTCATTAAGTCTTCCAAATCCTTCGTGATATCCATCGCGCCGCGGGTTGTAACGTTGTACCCATCCGGTTCCCATTGTAGAACGTCGATAGGAAACTGTCCATGCACAAGCCCCATCGGTTGGGCGCGAATGATCACGTCGTTGAGCGTCAGTGTGATCGCCCACATTTCGTACTTCTCACTCGGCCCGAGCCCCCATTCGCGTGGTGAGATCTTCCAGTAGAACTCATGCCCACGGACCATGCCACTCTTCCGCTTCTGGTCACTCTCGAAATTCGAGTATATCGTATCCAAATCGCCCGGGAGGTTAGACACTGCCCCACCCAAGTTTCGCATCTCCGACTGATAGTAGCTCGAGCGTTCGATCGTTCCACCCGCAGGGATCATTTTGAGGTTGATATACGTTCCGTTCCGCGCCCCATCTTTTACTTCGCTCCACGGAATTTCAACGTACCGTGCGAAGAACTCCCCCTCCTGCATGCGCCACACGGGAACTCGCGTGTCGGGGAACGCGTCTTGCGGACGAATGTTAAACAACTTCGTCCCCTGATACCCCGGGACGTCGACCGTTTGCAGTTCCTTCGTTCCGACCCCTTGCAACGGAATACCCATGAACGTACGTGGCACCTCAATCAGCCTCGTGGTCGTAATCACTTCATTCTGCCAGTAGTGCCCAAGAAAGCCCATGCCGTACTTCGCCGGATCGAGCAGCCAGATGTACAGCGGCACCAGATGCGCGCCGACTAACATCTGATAATCCAACAACGCTTCCATCGCAAGCGTCTTCTGCTCGCTTTCTCCGTGCCGCCCTTGTAGTTGATACACCGGATTCCGGCCCAGGAACACGCTCGACAAGTACGTATGTGCCGTCATCGCCATTGCGTACGAATACGGCACGTAGATGTCGCTATAGTTCGTATCCTCCGGATCACGTGCCCGCTTAGGCTTGTCTTCCTCCTTCGGTTTCACATACGCCTGAAACTGCTCCTCCCGCGTCGCCCAGTTTGCATACGACTTGCTCATGTCGTCGTACGAACGCCGCAAACGCGCGCGCAGCGCAGACACGAGTATTGTATGCTTCTCCTTCAGCGGATCGAGTGTAATGGACAGTTCTTCGTTCACGGGGCACCTCTCATGCGTAGCGGTTCACCATAGTCGTCGTCGACACGTTGAGCTTCGCCGTCGATCGTAAGACCGGCCTGGTGCAAAGCGGGGTTGTAATCGATAATGCCAATTGCCACCATGTCCAGAATGTCGTCTGGCTGATCTTTCACCTGCGGGTCGTAGTCATCCGCTTGTTCGATAAACTCCGTCATCGAAGGATGAATGTAGAAATGCCCATACGCGGAGATCCCGGGAATCGTGCCCATGATACGATTCGCCTTGCTCCTTTTATCTTGCACGCGGCTCACGGGGATGAACACTCTGCGTTTGATCGATTCTTGTTCAATATACCACGCAAGCGTCCGCTGATACGAGATTGACTCCACAGCTGCGCGCAAGGGCCGAAACGTTAACGCTTGCTCGAAGAAGTGCGCAGCGCACATATCGGGCATCGTACCTTTTGAAATCTTATACGCCAGGAGATAAACGTCCATCCCGCGAAAGCCGAGAGTACCCACGACGTTATCGTCCGCGTCTTTCGAATCACTACTCGCCGGGTCGATAGCAATGATAACGTCCATGTATTCCGGCAGTATATCCCAGAAGCGAAACCGCCGTACGTCAATCGCCTTGTACTCCGACGACACGATCGTGCATTCCTTCTCCCGCATCCACAACGAATACTGCCCCCGCCGTATCGCCGCTTCTTTCTCCTCCTTCATCGTCTTCGTCGGCCACCGCTCTTCCCAGCGTGAGCTGCCTTTATCGTCGAAAATTCCAAACTTCAGCCCATTCCACATGGGATCGTTCAAACACGTATGGATCGCATCTCTCTTATCGAACGGCGTCTGCCCGAACACAACCTTTGCCAACGGCGCCTCGGTCGCGGGAGCGAGTGAGTTAACCAACGCGCCAAAGATAAGGGCGTCCGTTTTCTTCCTCTGTTCGTCTGTTGCTGTGTTTTCTTCATTCAATACGTCGTCCAAAATAATCAGGTCTGGCCTGAAGTCGTCGGGATTGAACCCGCGGATCTGCCCCGTGATACCCATCGCGAGTACTGTAATCGGCATTTCATCGACGCCGTGATAAATCTCCAACCACTCATCCGTCCACTTTTCGCCTTTGCGCAAACCGAACGTTTGGGCCCATTTCGTATTATACATCACCTGCCGCTTTAACCACCTTAGCGACATGATCGAATGTATCTGACTCCCGGAAGTGTACATGATCGTACGACTAATCCCGTACGAAATCCGCTGCGCCGTGTAGACGCGAAAGCGTGTCGTCTTCGCCCCATCACGAAAGACCATAAACGCGTTGTACCTCGAAGGGGAGTACAACGCAGCGTCCATCTCCTTATGAAACGCGGGCGACTCTTGTCGAAACGTACGCGGAAAGAACAAACGGCCGAACAGCCCGAGACTCTCGGCCCCGAGCTGTACGGCTTCTTGCGGCGTGATCTCTTCCAGCGCAACTACCACTTAGAGCTTACCTTGTGCGGCGTGTCCGGATTATGCGCAAACTCCTTCGCCACTTTCACAGGCGGACACTTTCCTTTCGCCTTCTTCCTGCCCTTCGGCGTGGAGCACATGCCCATGAACCGCTGCTGCTTTGCACTCTTCGCAGGCATAGCACCTCCTAAAAGCTAGACATCAGTACCCCGGCATCGGAGGCGTCTTCTTTCCACCCTTTTTCTTTCGCTGCTTCGCCATAGTTCAACTCCTTTCTTCCAATGATGTGCACACCAAACCGTCCGAGCGGCACGTTAAAGGGATCGTTCGTCAGCACGATTGGGCATGGAAACAACGTGGCCGGATCGTACCATCGAACGATCTCGAGTAAATCGATTCTCCACAGGTTCTCGGGGAATATCGTACGAAGAAGCGGTTTGTACAGATGCTCAAGCTGATACCAAGCATCCGACGTATGCGTATGCTTAACTTCCCCAACGACGATCCGACCGGCAAGAATGTCGATGAGCAGCACGTCCGGTTGCGCCCAACGAAGACGCTGGCCCTCACTATGAAAGCGTATCCACGGCGCATGGCACACCTTTCCGGGAAATAACCGAGCGAGATACCCGTGGACCTTCCACTCGTATCGTATCCCATCGCCTCTCCGTCCACGCAAGTGCGGCACTGTGAAGCCCGGCCCGACAGCGTCGAACCGAGCCCACAGTACATTACCCGCCGGTCGAAACCATGACGGCCTCGGGCAAAAGCTGTTTGTCACTCGGCGCCTCGTGGTTCAAGACCAAACGTTCCCGCGCCGTTTGCAGCTCTTTCGGCGAGGCCGTGAAGAAGTAGTTATTCTGCGTGCCCACGGGCGAGGTCGTGCCCACACCGCCTCCCGGCTTGTATCCGAGCGCGCCCAATGCTTCTTTCAACGCACCCATGGCGTACGACGGCGTGCAGCGCTCCTGCACTAGATTCTCCGTCACGCGGTCGAGCGCCATGTCAGCGACCACCCGAAGTTTCGTCGGAATGTCAGCGACTACTCGATCCTCCGCGTCGGCATGAAGCTCGTCGATCTTCGCCGTGAAGCAATCGCTGTTCCGCACGATCGAGATCCACGTTTCCGTCCGGCCGAACTGCTGCGAGAGCTCACGGTTCGTGATCCCGGGGTTCTGCAGAATGCTCAGAGCAATTTGCTCGTGCAGGGGCCGAAGTTTGATAATCTGCGCTTTCGCCATAGTAACCTCCGCAACGGGGCGGCTGGTGCGTTACGATGGGGCGGAGGATATACCGGGAAGCGAAACGTTGCAAGCGATTTATTGGAGGGGTGGAGAACGAGGGACGGGGAGGGGGAATGGAAGGGAAGGACGGGGTTGACAAAATGCGAGCAATGCATTATCATGCAAGGAGCTAGCCCAACAGGAGCTCTGCGTGTCAACGCAACGTCGGCCCACCTCGAAGCGCCTAGGCGCTACCCTGCGATGTTACTCCCAGCGCGAAAGCGATCGCCCCTGGGAGTGTTTTTACTGCGGTGACTACGCTCCTACGCAAGACCACGCTCCATCGTAAAAGTATCAGCACTTCTACACCACTACCCCCCACTTGGAGCTCCTAGAAGATGGCTACCTGCGCTTATACACCCTGCAAGAAACAATTCACGCCGAAGCGTCCATGGCAGATCTTTTGCAGTTCTAGATGTCGCAATAAGTACCACGTGGAACTGCGCCAGCGCGCCCTGCGCCAGTTTAGGGGCGAGCCCGACCCCACGGAGAAGAAGGATAGTTTTGAGGAGTGGTAACGGCTCCGGGCGACTTAGCTCCGGGCGCACGTTGTGCGGCCCGCCAAACGACCTCCGAATTCAGTAACTGAATCCCAGAGGATTATCACACCACACAGTGCGCCGTTCGTACTCCCCGGGGATTCTCCCACTATACAGTCCGCCGTGAGGACGCCCCCCATAGTCGCCGGGGGCGGGCGTTGGGGGGCAGGCCGGGTCATGCGGTATGCTTATGCGCGCATCAAAACGTTTCATTGGAACATTTCTGCCATTCGACTATCATATATATAGGCGCTCGCATTTCGCGGCGCCACTTCTGAAAGGGCTATCAAATGGAAGTCAAGACGAGCATCATCCAAGAAGGGAAGGTGGTTGTGTTGCAGGGCAGCAACGAGGAGCTCGCCTTCAACCCGGCAGAGTTGCCGGAGAAGGTGCAACAGGCCTTAGTCGCTGTTGCGGTGCAGCGCGTTTTCCGCGAACGGACAGCGGGCAAGATCGACGCGGCGGAGGACCGAAAAGCGGCCGCCGATAACATCCAAGCGCAATGGACGGCCTGGATGCACGGCGAGCTCCAAATCGCGCGACCGGGCAAAGTCGAACTTTCGACAGAAGAACAAGCCGACGCGATCGCGGGCTTCATTGTCTCGCGCAAACGCGATCTCGGCGACAAACGCCCGGAAGCCGAGATCAGAACGATCTGGAGCAAACTCCCCGCTGCAAAACAGCAAGCGGTTCTCGACGCGAATAAGAAGGAGATCAAGCGAGTCCTCCGCGAAAGGTTGAATGTCAAACGCGGCAAGGCAAGCGAGATCGATATCTAAAACGCGAGAAGCGGGCCGGAGAGCATCCCGGCTCGTTTCTTTTCGCCCCTCCCCCCGCCCGCTCACGTGGGTGGCCGCCCAAATCCGCCCCGTCGCCAGTGGGTGGCCGATTGAAAATATCGCTTGACAACGCATCCCCCATCAGGGATAATTCAATCAGCGCGGACGTGGGGTTCGCGCCCAATCGCTACTAACTTTCGAAAGGTATAACCATGAAATACGCATGGGAAGGCAACAAATTCGAAATCGACTTTGAGGACAACGGTGCACCTACCGCCGTCGAAGCGTCGCAGTTTCCCAAGAACGTCCTCGATCAAATGCTGAAGCTCGGCATCCGCACGAAACTCCGCAACTACACCGCCGGTAAAGACACCGCCGAAGCGCGCAAAGCCATTGCAACTGGGCTTGAACAACTGCTCGCGGGCAACTGGGGCGTCGATCGCGAGAAGATCGAACTCACGACCGACGAACAAAACCAGGTCATCGGCTCGTTCATCGTCGCGGCCAAGCGTGCTCGTGGCGACACGCGTGCGGAAGACGCTATTCTCTCCGCGTGGAACGGCCTGCCCGGCGACAAGAAAGACGCGGTGCTCAAGGCCAACGCCAAGGGCATCAAGCGAGCTCTTGCGGAACGCCTGAAGGCCAAGAAAGGCAAGGGCGTCGAAGTCGGATTCTAATAGTCGTCGCATTGCACGAAAGGGGCCGGGGAAACTCGGCTCTTTTTCGTTGGACTTATCATTTACCTCTATATTCCCCGATATTCCCCGATGTCTCCTAACCGCAAAAAAGGGGGGTCCGGGGCAAACCCCCCACACCACGCCAAAACTAAATCGGAGTCTTATATATACGTGATTTTTTTTTTAAGTTTTTTTAATTTAATACACATATGTATTCGATTTACGTACACATGTATTCGGTTTACACGTATGCCATTTGCAGCGCGTTGATGTGGGGGATTACCCCCTAACCCCTTTTTTCGTCGTTAGGAGAAATAGGGGAATAACGGGGGAAATAGGGGGAAATATCTCTTGCCACGTCCCTTCCCCCATGCCACACTACCACTTTCCTTTCCCCGGAGCTACCACGTGAGCACATCTAAGTACATCGAATCATACCCCTCGGAGCTGCTAAGTATATACGAGACGGGTTTCGTACTGAAAAAGATCAACTGCGGAAGCAAACGTGCAGCAATGGCACTGCGTTTACGCCTGTACGGTCTTCGTCGTGCCATGGAAAAGACGCTGAGAGATCAGCCCGACGACGCTATACTATTCGACATTAGGGGGAAGTTTAATAATGCGTGTGGTTATGCGCATTTAGTGAAAGAACTTGGCGGATCGTGGTACGTCGTACTAGAGCCCCATATGGAAGTATCGTTCACCGAAGACGGCGTGCCAGTTGGAATAGCGCCGTCGTTATTGGAGCGTGAGGCTATTCGAACAGCCGTAGCGGAAGCTAGAGCCGAAGAACCGAGTGAAGCGCCACTTGTAAAGCGAACGCAAGAACTACAAGACGAAGTCCTTTCCATGCTTGGCTTCACGCCCGGGAAACGAAGCGTGGAGGATAAACAACCCGGGAATTCAGTTCCTGAATCCCAGGAGCGTTTACCCTCCGCTCGTCCAACCGCTAAGTGCGCTCGCTGTGGCGGCGTATACTGGACAGACCTGCCGGAGAACTTTAACTTCGGCGACTACTGCAGCGCGCAGTGCAAGGCGAAAGCGGAGTTGGGCGTGAAGCCGAAAGGTGATATGGACTTCTGAATTGCCATTAGCGCCGAGGGCCACGGGATAAAAACATTCAATACGCGTAGAGCAGAAATCGCTTGCCCACTCCCCTTGGATATGCGATAATCCCAGGGTAGTCCTCCATCCCAGAGGACCGCAAACGAAAAGACTAAGGAGCGAAACAATGGCTCGCGCAGTTGTAACCTTCGCACTGAAGCTATACAAACCAACAGGAGTCACGCTGAAGGAACTCCGTGCCTTCGTCGATGTCGGGCTGACGCTCGCACGTGATGGAGCCAAGCGTGACATTAGCAACGCGAAGCTTCGCGGGATCACGATTGAAAACGTGAAGCTGGTACGCACGGAGATGGACTACACGAAATAATTGCAGTACTCGTAGTACAACCAACGAAAGGACTGACAATGAAAGTGCAGATGAATTTCAAACGCGCGACGAAGCGTACATTCGTCTTCGAATCTGCGCAGCCGATGAGTGGGATCGACACACTCTACATTAGCCAACACGTCTTCATCACCGGCCACGAAGCGCCACAACCACCCGCGGTTATCATCGTGACAGTCGAGCCAGTCGGAACCGCCGTCGGCGCAGTTGATCCACTCGCGGGAGTCTAACATGGGCGTCGTCGTAGGTACAATTCAGCCCATGAGTGCCGTCGATATACTAAAAAGACTCCACAACAAGACGGAGTCAGAACTATTCGTCGAGCGGTACATCCTGCGCCGTTGGCACGCAGCGGTTACACGAAGTGACTGGATGCAAATCGTGTATATTCTACACGGCGCATTACTCGTCACCCCGGACGTTGCAGTGTCGAACGACTACTTCTTCCTCAGCTGCATCGCTAATACCCACATGTCGGAGGCCAGCGATGAGTGAAGATTTCGACGATCTGATTCCGACCGACGAGAAGTTTACAAACGAGAAGCGCGAGAGTCGTACGTGGACGTCATACGCCAGGATCGATCAACGGCATAAAGGCGTAGACGTCGACGAGTGGGACGCGTTGATTTCAACAGCAAAGAAGCCGAAGGCGAAAGGCGTACCGGCGAAGCAGAAGTTTCAGAAGCCGCGTACGTCCTTCGCGCCCGACGACGAGTTCGCGGACTTGTTGGACGGACTCAACGAGGAAGCCAAGCGTCTCGAAGCGTGGAAGCCCGTTGCCGTCACGCTTGGACAGGCGGTCGTACGTTGCAAATGTTGCGGGGCGGAGGAAGTGCAATCCATCGGCGTGTTTCTCACCGAACGGCACATTCGCACAAACGCCGTGTCGCACAAGCGTATCGTCGGGCGGATAAGTGACTATCAGCACGGCTTACCCCGCGAAGTCGATACGCTCGCGTTCGACACGATCCCGGAGTGCCCGCGATGTTTCGCGTTAGAAGAGCACTTTCCCGTGCAGTTCGACCTCCCGCTGAATGCGTATGTGCAAGAGACGTCGCATATCGCCATGCTCTGTAACGCAGCACTCGACATGCGCGTGAAGCAGCACGGGGAGTTCTACACGGTAAATGCGATACAAGTTAGAAAGGACTAACAATGGAAGAGCTCGTAAAACCCCTCGGTGCGATCATTATCGACAACGACGTCGTCTACGCAGTACAGAACAATGGCGATGCGTGGGCACACGTCCACATCTATTCGCCCGCGAACGGCGACGATCCCGCCAGCAGCGTCTTTCTCTACCTCGACACCGAGCAGCTAAAGGCATTGGCGGACTTCTTCGGACAAACGTCAGTCGTACTACGCGAAAGGATACGCGACGATGGCTAAGCACTGGACGCAAACGCCAAAAGGCAGACGTCGAATATCCGCAATTTTAAAGGAGCGTCATGCGAAGAAGCGCACTCAAGTTGGTAAAGTTAGTAAAGTTGGTAAACAGCAAACAAGCACAGCGTCAGACAGTATCGCGTTCGCGGCGGGCTACGTCGCGTGCTGGCTCGAAACTTACGCACGAGGCCACGGACTTTCTTTCGCCGTACTTACCGACGGGGTGGGCGCGATCCTTCGAACCGGTCCACGCAGGGAGGAACTACGGCCTTAGGGCGAAGTGCCCGGTGTGCGGGGAAACGCCACCGCCGGGATACAACTACCGCAGATGGCGCTGGCTGTCTGTTCACATCGCGAAACACAAGTAGGAGCGTAGCATGAGAACTCCACGCATCGATCGGCCGGTGGAAAAGACACTCTCAATTCCGTCGAGTGTGATAAAACGCGTCAACGCGCAGTTGACCGACCGCTTGAGTGATAAACTCCCGCACGGTGCGTGGAGTCGTTTAGTCTCTGGTTTGTTGGAAGAGTGGTTGACGAAGGCAGAGAAACGACCGGGGGATTTATAACCTCCCTTGCCATGTGACCTCCCGCGCGCTACCATTGTGAAGAGGATCAAATGAGATACCCACTAAGAGACGCGTTAGACCTACTCGCCGTACTCTTCGTCGCCGTGGTGCTTTTCATTTTCATCATCGCGCCGTTGATTGAAATACTCATCAGGAAAGGACTGAAGCAATGGAACAGGTTTCGATCGATCTCAACGATCTTCGCAGCAAAGTACTCGCGAACAAATCCGCGCGCGAACGCGGCGAAGCTCCGCCGTACGAAATAACGCCGGAGACTCTTCACGCCGCAATCGCCGCGCTGCCCAACGCGCGGAAGGAAGCGTTGGAAACGAGGACTCGGGCAAAGGCGAGTGGTGAAACGAAGTCGGAGAAGAAAGCCGCCGACGACGCACTGCTCGACTTTTAACAAACAGCCGCTCCCGTTCGAACTACTCCCGTAGATAGGGTTTACTAGTCCTTTCCCCTATGGACGTGGAGCGGCTCCCTCTTATGGAGGATTAGACGTGAATAACCTTCCAAGTAAAGGCGATATGGCGTTCGCAGTGCACTACTGCTGTAGCGGCGCAGCGAATACGCTAGCAGGGCGAATACGACGCGTGCAGGGCGTGTTCTTTCAGAAACTTAAATGCGAGTACTGCGCACGGCTTATGTTCACAGAGTTCGTCGATCTAGGTCCGCACACCTACCCGCGCATATGGATGCGCAAACTGTCGGGTTTAAACGAGCCGGCAGAACAGTATACCGAAAGGACTAACAATGAACCGACCAAACTTCCCGCTGATCTGGGACAACACGATGCGAGGAACCCTCGTCGAGTGTCCCCGGAAACTCCAACGCAGCTTTATCGAAGGGTGGGCGCCAGCTCAACCTAACGTCCATCTACACGCCGGTGGCGCGTTCGCAGCAGCGATTGAAACGACTCGACGGAGCTTCTGGTCCGACGGGCTATCGCCGGAAGTATCGCTCGGCTTGGGCGCGCAGAGGTTAATTGAATACTACGGCACATTCGAGCCGGACGATCGGTATAAGAATAAACGATTCGACCGGATGCTCGAAGCGCTGGCTGTGTATTTTCAAACATACAAGCTTGGCAGCGACTACCTTATCCCGTTTCAAACGGCCGGAAACTACTGCATTGAATTCACCTTCGCAATTCCGATCGATCCTAGTCTTAAGCATCCCGTTACGGGAGACGAAATCCTCGTCGCCGGGCGGTTCGACATGCTCGGCATACATCGTTTTCAAAACGTCCTCTTCTGCGTGGATGAGAAAACCGCGTCGCAGCTAGGCGCTCAGTGGGCGAATCAATGGGACTTTCAGGGACAGTTTACGACCTACTGCTGGGCGGCACGTCAGTTCGGCTACCCAGTCGCCGGCGCCATTATACGTGGCATGGGCATGTACGCGACGGAGGTCAAACCCGTTGAAGTCGTAACCTACCGTCTCCCCGACCGAATTGAGCGGTGGCGATTGCAGTTCGTGCGAGATGTTAAACGCGCGATTCGTATGTGGGAGGAAGGTTACTTCGACATGGCGGAAGATCATGCGTGCTCGTCGTTCGGTGGTTGCGGTTTTCGTGAGGTGTGCTTCAACACAGAACCCGAGCGCCGGTTGCAGTCGAACTTCACGAAGCGCTCTTGGAATCCGTTGGAGAAGGACCCGCAAGGGTGGAAGGAGGCAGCGTGACACCGAGAGAAGTAATCCTACTCGAAGCTTTGAAAGTGCTATACCTCGAGACGGCAGACTACATCACAATCAACAACCTTGGAGCAGTTCATCAAAATCAAACAATGCAGCAGGCCCGAGCTGCGTTGGAACTCTACGCGCCGTACCCCTCCTGTCGACGACCTGCGCACTGCATCGACAAGGGTTACTGCGATCGTGACATTGCATGTTTCAACTGAGGAAACGATATGAACAAGCACAACACAATTCGCCCAAAGCAAAGGGAAGCGAAGACGTGTCGGAAGACTCGACACGGAGCAGAGCACGAACGGAATCCCGCGGGTAGTAAACTCGCGCGGAAACTACAACGGCACTCGAACGTATACGCCAGATGAACTATTTCATCGTCCTTCACGATCGTCTTCTCGGCGTCGGAAGGATACACAATCTATTCAAGGACGGCGTGCACTACGCCCCGTTCCATGCCGCCTTCTGTTGTCCGGCGTGCGGTGAAGTGTGGGCGCGTTGTGCCGTCGAGTGCGCTGAGAGTAAATGGACGTTCACTCCTTGGCTCTGCGACAAATGCGGAATCGGTACACTCTGGCTGCCCCACGAAGAGCACAACCGTGCGCTGCCGGTCGAAGCGTTGGAGCGGGAGTTTTTAATCGCATACGAATATCCAACGGCGTGGTATTTCGGGGGTTGGGCGAGGAAGGATGGGGAAATGAAACGGCCCCGGGATTCAGATACAGAATCCCTGAGTAGTGAAGAAGAACTACTTGCAGCCACTGTACTAGATCTGCTGTAAAACGATATTGGAAAGAAGGTGACATGAGCGAGCGCAAAAATGGATGGGAGCCAAGTCAGAATCATTGGGCAATGCTCCCTGGCACGTTCCGGGAGCGCATCACGCGCAAGCAACTACAACACGTTCTGCTTAAAATGTCCGATCCGATAGTACAAGGGATGGCGTGCAACTGGAAGCACAAGCATCTTGGCGTCGGGATCTATGAACTTTGGGTGGAGAGCCGGCCATGAGCGAGTTTGCATCTGCGTATCTGTGGTTCGTGGTAATCACCGTTACCGGACTAGCGGTTAGCGTTGTAGTCATCTTGCCGCTGGCGCAGTTCGGGGAATGGCTTGCGAAGCAAGTACATCGAATTCTGCCATGACCCCACCGACCGACCTACAAGCAAAGGCTCCGAAGGAGCTACGGGAAGAGATCGAACGGCTGGCATCGCTTCTGAAAGTGACCATTCTTCCTCGCGTTTCGTCGCCAGAGGGTGGTGTCGAACTGAAGTTTCTCAACAGCAACGCCAAAGAACTGCTCCGCGAACTGGCTGCCTTCTGCTATCGGGATGCCGAGCGGATTGCAAGAACGCATTGCGCGTGCGGACTACCGACTCATCAGCACGACGGCGACGCCATAGCCCGCCGAGCAAAGGAGGTGTCATGACCAAGACCGAGGTCTGCGAGGCGTTGGAGCGGGCGGCTGCGACTGTCAAAGAATCAGGGCTGCTCGCCTTCGTGCGCGGATATGGCGACGTGCAGTCCAGACGCAACCAAGACGCAGCCCTTCTCTGCACCCTGCGCGAGCGCATCGAGCGGGGCGAGGAATGCGACAACGTGTTCGAGGAGAAGCGCAATCTCCTCATCATCGACTGGTCGGACGAAGGGGAGGCGGGATGAGCGACATAGACAGAATGTTCTCAGTGTTAGCCGCTTACGGAGTGCCACGAGAACGTGCGCGGACGGTGGAGAACGGCATCGAGGTTCTCATGGCCCGTACTCGCAAGGAATCAACCGCACTGGAGCAGCGCATCCTCGCGCTGGAGGCGGCGTTGCAG